AGGAACTCGAGGGCGAGCCGGAGTGTGTCAAACAGACCTACCGCGATGCGATGGCCAAGCAGGCCCCGTTTCTGGAAATGTCGATGCGCGGGCTCCTGATGGACCCGGCCGCGAAGGCCCAGTCTGTCCTCGAACTCTCAACCAAGTTGAAGAAACTCGATGACCAGTTCCAGCGCATCATGCGGGAGGTCTTCAAGTCGGAGTTGAACTGGCGCAGCCCGGTTCAGCTCAAGAACCTGTTCTACGGGATGCTCGGCATCAAGGAAATCAAGGGCCGGAACTCGAAGGGCGTGTGGGCCCCTACAGTCAACGAAGACGCTCTGATCCAGATGCAGGCCAACTTCTGGGCCGAGCCCCTTTCCCGCTACATCCTCGCCATGAAGGAACTGCACAAGAAAATTTCCTTCCTCAACACAGGGATTGACCCCGATGGACGCTTCCGAACTTCGCTTAACGTCGCAGGCACTGACACTGGAAGAACTGCTAGTAGCGGTTCGGACTTTGGCACCGGGTCTAACCTCCAGAATGTCGATCGAACGCTCCGCTTTCCATTCATCGCCGACCCAGGTTACATACTTGTTAACGTTGACTTGGAGCAAGCAGATGCCCGTAACCTCGGAGCAGTTATCTATACACTCTTTCTTGAGTCGCACGGTGCCGAAGAAGCCGGACGCTTCCTAGACTTCGCTGAGTCCGGCGACCTGCACACCAAGGTCTGCAAGATGACTTGGCAGGAACTGCCGTGGGTCGGAGACCCGAAGGGGGATAAGAAGGTCGCACAGACCCCCTACCTCGGCGAGGACTCATATCGCGACATGGCGAAGAAACTCGGCCACGGTTCCAACTACATGGGCCAGCCGAAGACGATGGCAAAACACACTAAGACCCCGGTTCCGATCATCGAGTCCTTTCAGAAGCGGTACTTTGAAATCTTCCCGCTGATCCCGGAGTGGCACAAACTTCGGATCGAGGAGATTAAACAGACCGGGGTGCTGACCACGCTCTACGGCCGGCGCAGGCACTTCTTCGCCCGGCGGGATGACGCCAACACTCACCGCGCCGCCATCGCCTACGAGCCCCAGTCGATGACCGGGCACGAAATGGACATGGGGATTTTGAACCTGTGGCGGAACATGCCGGAGGCCCAGCTTCTGATCCAGGTCCACGACTCGATCCTCTTTCAGGTCCCCTATGACCGGCATGAGGAACTCGTGAACCGGGCCTGCGAGTTGCTTCGCTTCTCCACCACCCTCGTCGGCGGGCGGCACTTCAGCGTTCCGCTCGAGGCCAAGGTCGGCTGGAACTGGGGTAACCGGGAAGTCGACAAAGAGGGCAAGGTGTCGAACCATCACGGCCTCGAGAAGTGGACCGGCAAGGCCGACACCCGCGAGCGCCCAACGTACCGCAACCGCCTCAAGGATTATCTCAAGTGAGGGACTGGATTGAGGCGTTTGTAGAAAACACAGCCCACACGGGATCGCCGGAGTTGTTCCGGCGGTGGGCTGCTATTTCTATCATCGCGGCAGCGTTAGAGCGCAAGGTGTGGGTCCGCACTCGCGGGTCCGCCCTCTATCCCAACCTCTATATCATTCTCGTCGCCCCTCCAGGTGTCGGGAAAACAATGGTGACATCGCGGGCGGGGAAGTTCATCAAGCGCCTGACGGGCCACCATGTCGCCCACAGCAGCTTGACAAAGGCGGCGTTGATTGACAACCTCTCGGAGTCCACTCGCCACATCATCCGCGAGAAGGAGAACCCGGCCGTTGTCGCCTTTAACTCCCTCTACGTTTGTTCAAACGAGTTGGGCGTTCTCCTGCCAGCCTACGATGTAGAATTCATGTCAACCCTGACGGACCTGTGGGATTGCGAGGCCTACTCCGAGAAGCGCCGCACAAAGGACCGGATGGTTGAGATAAAGAAGCCGCAGCTTAACATGCTCGCGGCTTGCCAACCAGCTTATCTGATGAACGCCCTGCCCGAGGGTGCGTGGGACCAAGGCTTTACCTCGCGGGCGATCTTTGCCTACAGCGGCGAGGCCTCGTTCGTCGACATCTTCGATGAGCCAGAGGACAACACCGAGGACACCGAGGCCCTTGTCGAGGAATTAAAAGGCATCGCCGACTTCTACGGCGAGATGTCCTTCACCCCCGAGGCGAAACAGATGATCAGCAATTGGCACAAGAGCGGCTGTCAGCCCGTGCCGGATCACCCCCGACTTTCATCCTACAACGTCCGCCGGATCGCCCACACTCTCAAGGTTATGATGTGCATGAGCATCAGCCAAAGTCGGTCTCTACTTATCACAGTCGACCATGTAGAGGCCGCCATCAACACGATGGTCGAGGTCGAACTCTACATGCCGGAGATTTTCAAGGCGATGAACTCGACAAGCCATGCGAAGATCATCGAGGAGACTTGGCACTTCATCTTCAAGAACTACAACAAAGACAACAAGAGGCCGGTTGCGGCCTCTCGTGTTCTTAACTTCGTCAGTCAAAGGGTTCCGGCGCACAACGTCCAGCGGGTTCTCGAAGTGATGGAAAGCGGGAAGCTGATCCAGCGGGTTCTCGAGAAGGACGGCAACGCCTACCGTCCCCTCGGGAAGTCTGATTAAACGAACCCAGTGATGCCGGTCGCGGTCGTCCCGGTGGAGTGAACTTGATCCACTTCACAGGGAAAGACCCCGGCCGGAACCGTCAAAGTCTGCACCCCACCAACCGGGGTTCGCACCCTGATGTCGCCCGCCACGGCAATCATCAAACTGCGATAGGGCGGCGTAAACACAGTCGAGTCGTTCGGCGTGATCGGATACGCCCCAACCGCCGGTTTCGATTTTGCAGTCATCGTCTGTCCTCCTGACAGGCAGCTTCCCGCTGCGTTAAAACGAGGTCCCCTGTGTAGAGGACCTCGATATCATTCGTGTTCGCCAGCGCGGAAGCATGTTTACGAACCGCCTCCGCGCTGGCAATGCAATAGCCGTCGAGGCTAGTCGGGGGCCGGGGCACCATCGGCTCTTCGACGCATCCGCTCACGAACAGTGAGCTCAGGATCAGTGCTGCGTATTTCATCGAGAACCACCTTTGTCGTTTCAAGCGCCTTCTCAGCCTTCTTCTTCTTCGCCGCGTCAGAGGCTGCCCGCATTTCCGCGTCGTGCAGTTCATTGCTGATTTGCCAACTGTGCTGCATGATCCGATACATCACATAGGCGAACACAGCCCAGCTTACGCCAAGCAGTATCCAACTCCAGCTCATGTCCGCCAGCCTTTCAAAATCGCCGTGAGGGCAACCCCGGACGGCAGCACCTGACCGATGAACGACACAATCACGTCAACGCTGATCGGCGCGATGTCGATCGTCCCGGTGAGTTGATCGTAGGTGGCCAGTCCCTTCGATGCGAGCCAGACACCGACGATGCCGAATGCGAGTCCGACGACATAGGTGATGATGCGCAGTTTGACCCAGTTGATATCCATTCCCTTTACCTCGTTGCTTGCCAGTGCATACCGTCCGGCCGCCGCTCATCGGCAACCGATCCGTTTCCGTTCCAGTCCCCGCCCCACTTCCAACCCTCTCGCATGAAAGCGTCCCTCACTGGGAGGATTTTCTCGAAGCGCGGAGTGCGATCCCCAAGCCCGTTGTTCTCCGGGTCGAGGTCTATTGCACAACCGTAGCTGTGCATCGACAACGAGGAGAGCCCCCTCATTGGCCGATAGTTGAAAGTCCCGCCGAACTTGGTCACGCCCCAGCCCTGCAGGATTTTATAATCTTCATCAGCCGCACGGAAGATGTCGGCGAATACCCGCTCGAGCGAGTCTGCGACAAGCCGGTGCACAGCAAGCCGGGTGATCTTAATTGGCCCCATAGTCATTGCCCACGGAGCCCGCAGCATCACAATATTTTCGTTATACCACTTAATCGAAACAACGCCGCCCCCTTTCCCTCGCGGGTTCCCATAGACGGATTTGTTTGACAGCACTTCAGCTTGAGTAGGCCACATTTCCTTTTCCCTCTCATTTAAATCAGTTTGTACACAGTGGTATTCCTCAACCATCTGGATGCGCCGAGGACTGCACAATAAATCCACTATCCGTGTCATACCGCGCCACGCCCTTCGTGATCCGCAGTTCGTCCATATGGCCGTTGAAGTCGAATGTCGGAAAGCCGCCAGAGTTACCAATCCCTCCGATCGACAGGGGCGTTGTGGAGTTGTTTGCGGCGATACCGTTAAGGGCTGCACTGCTCGCAACCGGGTTCCCGTTAACGTAAAGGCGTGTCTGCCCGCTGGCGTTTCGCTCCGCGCAGATGTGATACCACTGGCCGAGGATTGGCACGGCCGAGACAGAAACAACGTGCGTCGTGACGCCCGAATAAAGCTGAAACTTGAGGGCACTACCGTCGAGGAAGAAATACCATGACCGGACGCCCGACGACCCCCACTGCCCGAGGAAGGCTTGGTTTGTCTGTTTAACAGCGAACCGCGCAAGAAACTCAATCGTAAACGCGCCTGTTCCGAAGTTCCAGTCCTCACTGTCGGCAACGTCAATCCGGTCAGTTGTGCCGTCAAACAACACAGAGGCCCCGCCGAACACGGATTGCGCCGTGTCGATCTGTGCGTTACCAACCGCTGTCATAGCCTTGCCGGTTACATCAACGAATGTAGTAGATGCATCTACCCCGTCGAAATGAGACAGCAGGACTACGTTGGAAAAGAATGGGTCAGAACCGGAAGGCCCACTTTCCCCATATCTATATTTAAGACTCAAATCCATTCCCAGCATTTCAGTCCCCTGTCGTTTGAGCAGACTCGCCGGTTTGTGCTTCCCGACGCTTGCGCCGAGTTTCGATCAAGTCGTCGATAACGCTGACAGCGTTCGGATCGATGGCAGACATGAGGAGGATAGGCTGGAGCGGCGCTTCCACCTTCTTCCGGACAAACAGTCTCTTGATGGCGGAGAATACGGACATCGAGGTTCCTTACATTTCAGCTCGGATAGCGGCGACTGCGGCGGCGAACTGGGTTTGAGTAAGCTGACCCAACTGGCGCTGGATCAGCAGGCGAATGCAGCGGCGTTCAATTCGCTCTTCGCGCTCCGCGGCTGCAACGGCGGCGGCTTCGATGTCAGCCAGCCGCTGCGCTTCGGCCATTGCTGCCAGTTCTTCGACGGTTGGCGGTGGCGGCGGTGGGCGCTTGACCCACTCGCCATTGACCAGCATCAAGGCCGCAGCCTGTAGAACCGTCATGCCTTTGGGCAGGGCGTCGTAACCATCCTGCGGCCTGTCGATGATGTGGCCGGGGATGCCTTCGGGTGTGAATTTTGCATAGAGCATGTCAGAAATCCGATGTGATCAGGACAGGGCCAATCGCCACGCCGATTACGCTCGACGTGCCGCCCACGGAAAACCAGTTGCGGAACGCAAGCCCGGTGCTGTTGGTTGGAAGGTCGGTCGTGACCGTCCCTGTGGCCGTGGCCCCGGTTTCAAGGTTTTCCACCAGATAGGTGACGCTTTGCGTGGGTCCGGGCGGGGAAAACATCTCCAGCCGGTAGGTATCTGCCCGGTCGGCGCTTGGCTTGGGAAAGCTTGCCCCGAGGTCGATCTTCGTCGCCGTGCCGCTGCCGTCGTTGTGCATAAAGCTGATGTTGGTATCGCCGCTGTCCCAGCCCATGCCAAGAATGTTGTTCTGCGCCGATGGGTTCGCGTCGCCTGCTGCGGCTACGCCTGTGAACAGCCCGAAGATCGCCCGGTGCGTGGCGACCGCTGTTGCAACGCCGGTTGACGGCCCCCAATAGCCTTGGAAATGAAAGCCGCCTTCCCATGCGCTCGCGCCGCCGACTGTGAATTGCGTGTTCCCGCCGCGAAGCCCTGCCACCGCAGTGGTCGCCGCGACGGTGACGAGGCATTCAATACGCCGCAGCCTGCCGCGCCTTGATCCGCCGCTGAGGTTGGCGGCTGTTGCAGTTCCTTGCGCCGTGGCGTTTATGCCGAAGGCGTTGACGGTGGTGCCGCCTGCCGGGACAAACTGCGAAATCTGCCCTTCGCCAAGGTTGCGCTGCAAGCGCGCCGCAACGCCGGTTTCACTGAGGAAGGCAGGCATCGACACGCCAGCCACCTTGCGCGCGAACATCGCCATGCGGTCAGTCGCGGGCGATGAAGGCGTGGCAATGGATGGCAGGGTCACTGCGCCCGCATCATCAATAATCAAGGCGCTGTTCTGGATCAGCTTGCCGGTGGTGGTGTCAAAGCGCGCAATCGCGTTGTCGGTAGCTGAACCGGGGCCTCCCACATCGCCGCCGCCGCTGGCGGGTTTGTTCTTCCACCTCGACGTGGCGCTTTCCCAAGTCAGCACATCATTGTCTGCAACAGCGGTAATCTCGACATCGGCGAAAACGTCTAGGACCCCCAGCGCGATCCGGGCATCGACACTCGCGTTGAAGCCGAGCACCAGTGCGTCGAAGTCACCGTCTAGATCATTGAACTCGGTTGCCATTGTCGCGCCAGTAGTGACGCCGGGTGTCCAAGCCATTACGGAACTCCTAAGATTGTAGTTGTCTCAAGCACGCCAGCTCCTTGCAGAACCCCGGCGACGAACAATCCGCCGAGGACTACTCCTTCGTCGGTGTCGTGATATTTCAGTCCCACGGAGAATGAAAGGTGCATCACGGAACCCGGTTTTCTTTCACCAGCTCATCAAGCGTCCGCTCGATCCGCTGCAGGTAGGACAACATACTTGCGATCTGCTCAGTCCGCCGGGCGTCTTGGATGTTCAGCAGGTTGATGCTGGACTGCATCCCGGCGATGCTGGTTTCCATCGTGGTCATCTTTGCCTGGACACGCACGTTCTCCGCCGCCGAGGAAACTTTCATCTCGTTGATCGTTGTCTCGGTGTAGCTTTTGAACGCCCCGTAGGCCATGCCCCCGGCGATCAGCGTCAAGATAAACGCCATAACCGTAATCCAGGTATTGATATTCATTCCGATGCTTGCTCCAGGTATTGTCATAGTGTAGTCTCCGCGTTATCCGTGGCTCACGCCTGAACCGATGGAGTAAACCGTTAGTAGTCGCTCAAAGGCCCCACCCGCGGTATTGATAGCCAAAATGTTAGGGCGCCAGCCGACAGGAAGTGCGCCGGTCCACGGCAGCGTTTCATCAAGGACAATAGTTTCCTCAATTACCCCGGAGACTCGGGACAACTGCCGAACAATAAAGCGGCCCGTCATAGTGCTGCCAGATCGTGTGACGAAAATATCCAGCAAAAGTTCCCCCGAAGCTGCAACTAGCCCCACATTAGCTGGACTCGTTCCAAAAGAAACTGCCTCGATCCCAGTGCTTTGGATACGGAAGCAGAGGCCGATGGAGGGGGCAACGGTAAGACTATTGTGAAACCCGAGATACGCAACTTCGTTTGCAATATCTATCTGATTTCTAATTCGAGCACGGAAGTGCCGTATTCCATCCTGTTCGACTGGCATCTGCGGGTGATGAATATAGGCCCCGCTGTTTGCGGAAGCCGAGGCAAGAATAGCAACACCCATCGGTCCCCAGGCGGTATCCTTGCCCAGGTTTGCTAGCCCCATAGCATTGATCGTGCCGCTGTTAAGAACCGCCGCAGTCAGTGTGTTTCCATTGGTAATTGCAGACCCGCTGAACCAATCTTCCAGCCAAAGATCACGCCCGCGCATACGCGCAGCCGCAGCCACCTTCAAGGGGGAAACTGCGGTGTCGTCTGTCCCTAATCCCTGACGCCAGACGCTTTCGAGCTGGATCATGTCGGCCGCGAGGTTTTGCTGTTCGATAAAACTAAGTTCCGCAAGCTGGCCAAGGCCAAGATTGGTTCTGGCCGTGGTGTAATTTGCCAGATCAGCAAGGTTCCCGGACTTCGGCAAATAGAGCGCCGGATCGAAGGTAGCTGCCAACACTGCAGCATCTTCTGCATCCTGCGCCGACTGAGCCGCCGCCGCTGCAACCGCGGCTCCATTTGCGAGATCAGCAATCGTCGGCCCCGGAATAAACGTAGTTCCATCCCAGACAATTGTTGCATCCGTGGTCGGAGTGAAGGGAAGCGTCGGCGTCCGAACCTGCACTGCGTTCTGCGACCGCGCAAGGATTTCCTGCGCCGCCATCGTTAGAAGATCGAGGATGTTCTCGATCCCCCGCGGATCGTAGGCCCGGGCCTCGGTGACGTTCAGCGTTTGCAGCGGAAGTGTGTCACGATAGACGCGAAGAACCTCCCCGTTCGCAGGCGGAACAACCATCGTGATCGTCACCCCGGACTCATCGGTCGCAGCGAGGTTCCCAACTGTGTAGTCGGTTGTCTCTGTCAGCAGCGTTCCGGTCAGCGCGACGTCGCCAAGGTAGACCTTGAACTGATCTGAGGTAATTCCGTAAACATCGCTTGGAAAGACTGTCGTAACGCCATTGCCGTTGAAGCTGTCCTCAACGTTGTCAGTCGTAATCATTGCTTTGCTCCATCGGCTACTGCGTTGAAGGCCCGGCTGGCCCAAAAGACGTTGTTGTAGGGCATGAGGCGGCGAAGGCTGTTGATGTCCTGATCTTTCATATCGCCGGAAAGAGCGCCGCTGACAACCGAGTCCACATCCCGAAGGAGGCCAACGGTCGGGCCGAACAAGTTGGTGACTGGGCCGGCGAAAGGATTGCGCTTCGAGGGGCCTGTGCCGAGTGATGCAATTTCCGAAGCCTTGCCGGGAACGTCCTCAGCAAAACTTTGTGCCTCGGCAAGAACACCGAGAACCAGCGAGCGCTTAATCCCTTCGATCAAGAACTTCTCCCAGTCTGCATTTTGCACTTTCTCCGCGGCCTCTCCACCCTTCGCTATTTGGATAGTATAGTATGAAAGCGCCCCCAAGGCAACCGAAAACACAAGGCCGCCCAAAGGTGCCAGCTCCCCTGCCCGCAAGTCTTGCGCCCCCGCGTAGAGGATTTTCTGCGTCGAGGAGAAAGTGAAGCTGCGGAATTGCGCGATGATCCGGCCCATCTCGCTGCCGTCCATCCAGGCCGGACGCTCGCCGCCGGGGGTGACGATTGTGTCATCGACCGCGCGAGCGACTGCCCCGCGGAACACCCGCCGCAGATCGTCGGCGACGTTGGCGGAAGTCGTCAGACCCTGGGCCTCGACCCCGGCCTTCGAGACTTTCTCGGCCTCCTTCTGCGAAGCCTCGCGGAGCGGGACGAGCTCGGCCTGTGCGGTGGCGATAGCCGTGTCGAGGCTTTCGATCGTTTCCGGCTTGGCCCCAGGTGCTGCTCGATCGCGGGCAAGCTGTGCAGTCCGCAAACGACGTTCAGCAATCTTCAGCTGCCCGCGGGTTATCTTCAATTCTTCCTCGGCGTCGAAGAGTTTCTTCTCTGCAACTGCAATCTCGGCGTCCGACACCCGGCCCCAGTTCTGCGTGTTCGGCAGCGTCAGTCCGTTCACGTTGTCCCCGGTGCGCTGGAACTCCTTCCACATCAACTTCGCATAGGTCCGGTCGATGCCGAGACCGCCGAGGTAGCGCAACGCCTTCGCTTCCTGCCGGGAGCCCGGCGCGGCAGTGGACAGTGCCTCAAGCTGGCGGGAAAGTTTCGTGATCGTAATCACCCCCTCCATCTGCTTAATGCCGGAGTTCCAGCGGTTCATCAACGTAACCGCGCCCATCTGGTTGGTGGCGAATTGCAGCCCCCGCTCGGCCATCGTCCCACCCCGAACCTCATCCATCACGTCGAACAGTGCCGAGGCCCGGCCGTGCAGGATCAGGTCAAGTGCGGTCCCGGCGTCCTGTGCCTCGCGGGCGGAAAGCTTCCAACTTTTGAGGTCACGAACAAGCGGGACAAACCCGTCGCGGAAAGCTGCGGTGAAGCCGTGCTTCATCACAATAGCTGCCATGTCGGCGACACTTGTCAGCATCATGTTGCCCATGAGACGAACGACGTTGAGGTTTCGGGCGGTCTTGCCCAGCCGGTAGCCGATGCCCTCTGCATCTTCCGGTATTCCTCGAGTGTGTCGAATGCGGTCGGTCAGGACGTGGAGATCGGCGATGGACTGCTGTTGCGCGGCCGCAATCTTCTCCAGCTTCTTTTCCAGCGCCGCCTTCACCTTTGCTTCGTCCGCGCCCTTGGCCCGCTGCTTGTCCGCTTCCTGTCGGGCGGCGATCCGCGAAGCATCGAACTCGTCGACCATCTTTCGCAAGTGCGGGCTGTTCTGTGCCAGCGGGTTGACGTTGCCGAATTTCCGGAACAGTTCGAGGTCCGGCCCCATCGTCCGGACGTAGCTGCGCATCAGGAACTCAACATCGTTCTCGAGAAACTCCTCGAACCGGCGGCCATTCGACCAGGTTTTCGTTTCGTCGATATTCAACATGCGAGCCAGTTCCGGCCCCCGTTCCTCCAACACGCTGATGAAAGGCATCCGATGCGAGGCCCCCATGTAGTGCCCGGCAACGTAGAGGGAGAGGTCTTTCGCGGCGTCCGAGACATCGAGGGTGTCGGCGGTTGCTCCCCGGATGTTCTTCGATGCCAGGTCCTCAAGCAGCTTCATCCGGCGGCTTTCAGCTTTTGCTCGCAGTGCCGCTGCCTCGTCCGCCGCGTTTGCAGGCGAAGCATCCCGGATGCGTTCGTTCAGCTTCTCCTCCTGCTTCATTCGCTTGAAGTTGACAGCCTCGGCTTCTTCCACAGCTGTTTTTGCAACCTTTTCAATCGCCGCCCGTTTGGCCTCCCGGTCGAGGGATTTCGCGATGTCCAAGGTCTCCAAGAGGTCATCCAGTTTCTCCTGCCGCTGCAATTGACGTGCTTCTTCGATTGAGATTTTCTCGGTCGGCCGGACATCGGAGAACTCAAGTTCCCGGAACTCGGCCGGAACTTCCTGCATCTTCGCGAGGCGTTCGTCTCCTTTCTGCCACACGGCGAATGTCTTTTCGATCTGGGCCTGAAGTTTCTCAATCTCCCCGTCGAGCCGAGCGTCGTCCCATTTCTCGAGGTTGTTCATGATCTTTTGGACCTGCCGGACGAGACGGCCCCGCGTTGCCTCGGCGGCTTCGCGGATCGCTTCGATCTGAGCAAGGGCCATTTGCTGCTTGCGCTGGAGCCCGGAAGCGGTCCGACCAAGCCGGGCAAACCTCCCTTTCAGTTTCTTCTCTGCGACCCGGAAAGGCTGAAGCATCTGCTTGTTCTGCTCCTCGAGGAACTTGGCCTCGGCACGCAGGAGTTTCGCTTCGTCACGAGGAGCGGACTGCGCCTCAGCCCGAAGTCCGCGAATGTCCTCGGCAAGGGTCCGAATTTCCTCGGCGAACTGCTGGGGCAGCGCAGCGATCTGAATTTCAAGATCGTTCCGCAGCCGCTGCACTCCGTCCTTGTCAAGAACCAGATCGTCCGCGGCCTCGATGTCCCGAGCATTAAAGGTGTCGACGCGCTCGATCGCAGCCGACCACTGCGCCTTCATTGCGTCCGAGAAGTGTTCTTGCAGAACCTCGGTAAACTGGTCGTGGTCCTTAGCGATGAGGCCTTTCCGCGCCATCCGGTTGACATACTTGGCGACGTATTCCTCGTCAAGGTCCTCGAAACCCTTGAGACCGATCCGCCGGGCCTCGGACAAAATCTTCCCGTAGACCTCGGTGCGGAGAAACGAGGCATAGGCAGCAACGGCTGGGTTGTCAGACTCGCCACCGCGGCGGAGTGCCATCGCGGTTTCTTCCGAGAACTTCCTTGCCCCCATGAACCGGGCCACGAAGTTTCCTCCCATCAGTTCCGCCCGCTTCTGCAGGGCCTTGAAGGTGAGAGAGTCCCACTGCTTCGCAAGGCTCGCAACGTCCCCGCCGATGTTGGCTTGTCCGCTGACGGCTAGTCCGCCGGTGTCGAGCGAGGCTGTCATAGCGCGGGCGGTTCCGCTGAACTCATTCGACAAGCCCCGCGAGACCGGGTTGAGCCGGTTCATGATACCGAGGTTGGTAAGGCCGGGGGCGATACCGGCGACCTGTCCGAGGCCGAGGTTCTCTGGATTGGGGTTGATCGCCGCGGAAAGGCTCCCATCGCCGAGGACAGGGCTTTCTCCAGGTATATGTATGGCTGTCGATCCCGGATCGTTTGCCATATCAGAGGCCAACTTTCCAATCTCTTTCCGTGACATAGCTGAAACAGCGCCGCCGATCATCCCGCCGAGGGCAAGGGCGAAGGCGACGTTGATTGCCGACTCCTCCCCGGTCCGCGTGACTTGATCAGCCTGCAGCACTGCTTCCTGCACAACAGTTGCACCGGCCGCGGCAGCACCAACGGCAGCTGTGCTTTTCAGAATGCTCGCCATCTTCGCGCCGCGATAGATAGCACCGCCGGGGAGGAATGTGGTCGGGCTGACAAGCGCGCCAGCAAGTCCCCCGAGGAAACCGCCGAGACCGGACGATTGCGTTTTCCGGAGCAGTTCTTCTTCCTCGGCAACCCGCGCCTCGATCTGGTTAAACTCCCCGGCCGAGCGCGCTTTCAAGAAAGGTTCCGGATTGTAGCCGAAAGCGCGGCTTCCCCGCGCCGCAGTGTCAAAGTCGAAGTTGGGATCGGCCGGGAAGTCCTCGCGCCCGGCCAGCCGCGTCAGAGCCCAAATGTCGTTCTCCCGCGCGAAGGAGCTTCCGAAGGCGGAAAGAAAACCCCCGTCGTCCGCTGGGGGGCGGGCCGGTGGCTGGTAGAACGTCGTCGGAATTATATTCTCGTCGTATGCAACAAGGCCCATTTATTCCTCCAACATCGAGCGCATCGTGGTGTAGTCCATCATCGGCAGATCGTCGATAAAGTCCTCGAGGCTGGGGTAGCCCATCTGGTCGAGGAGTTGCTTCTGCCGCTCGGGGGTCGGAACTGCGATGCCGTCCCAGCCAACCGGGGGCTTCTCTTTGACAATCGAGGGCCGCGAGGAACGAAGCGTCTGATCGACCCCGACGAGAAGCCCGGCGAGCTCCTTTGCAACCGGATCATCACGCAGCAGGGCAACGCCGACAAAGCTTTCCATCAGCGCAGTGTTGGCTTGGTCCTTCCGGTTCCAGAGGCTGCTGTCGGTCGAGAGTTGCATTTGCAACTCAGGTTCGTCGAAGTTGATCCGGAGGGGGAGGTTGTCCGGCCCGAGCATCGGCACGAAGATATTAGGAAAGAGCTCGTTCTGGACGAGATACGATGGAGGCTTCCCGGCGTTACGTTCGGCTTCGGTCTGTGCGTCGGAACCGAGCCGATAGGGTTTGTCGGCCAATTCCGGCAAGGTCTGCCGGACAACTGTGTCAAGCCAGTCCATGCTTCCGGCAATCGGCATTACCCCGCTTTTGTCCGGCGGGTTTTCCATCAGGTAGCTTTGTCCGCCGAGTTCCACTGTGCCCCACCGGGTTGCGAGCAGTGCGTTCGTCGCTTCCTTCGCCAGCTTGTGATTTCCGGTTTTCAGATACTCCCGCTCGTAGAGGGCGTTGAAGTCGCGAGAGAGGGACGAAGCGGTCATGCTGTCCATCTCTCCTTCGTAGTTGAGCTCCGCCGCAATTCCGAGTGGCGAGAAGTCCTTGGGGTTTGAGGCAAACTCCGTTTGGATCGCCTGCCGAAGTTGCGCCTGCCCGGCCTTGAACTCGGGAGAGTTCCTTCTGCGAAGCTCGGCAATTCGCTCTTCCTCGGGGAGGTAGTTGGCAGTGCTCTGATAGAAGAGCATGTCGGATGCTGCGTCCTCGGAGAACGTCCGGCCGAACAAGCCGGGGTTGATTGCGTAGAGGCCCGACATGGTGTCGAAGGCGTATTTCTGTGCAGTCGGATCGGACGAGGCCCGCATGTTCGACAGGTCCTCGGCGAGTCCTTTCGGAATGATCCCGGTCTTGTCGACGAGGGGATAGACGGTCTGTGCGACATACTCAGCGCTCTTGTTCGCAATCTCTGCCTTTCCCTCTTGTCCGTAGAGAGCTTCCATGCCCTCTTTCTCTTTCTCCCCGAAGAGCGCGCCGGGGGTGACAAGGGCTTTCGAGAGGTCCTCGATTGCGACCTGGCCCGCTTGGTGTTTCCCGCGCGCAGTGCGAAGCTTTTCCGTTTCCTCGTAGGTGAAGTTGTTCTCGAGCGCGGTCTGTTCGAGAAGTTGCGCCGTCATGTTCCCGGCTTGGATGTCTTGCAGCATGGTCTGCATGAGGGCGGAGTTGCGATCCGAGGCCGCTTTCAATTCCGCCGCCCGCTGCGCAGCTGCGTTTTCCTGTGCCTTCGAAGCGAGATCGAACTTTTCCATTTCCGACAGAGCATCAAAGGCGGGGTCGTCCATCACCGAGGGCGGGGTAGCCGTAACCGGGGCTCCCATCGCTGCGATGAACTCCGAGTCCGTCATGTGCTTGAGGCCCTCCCACGTCCCGGCGAGGTTCTTTCGAACCGCGGCGAGCAACAGTGGGGAACCGCTTTCAAGATCGCTTTGCAGGTCGCGGCCGGTGCGCTTCTTATAGTCGGTTTGGGCGAGGAACCACATCCCCCGCTCTTGGTTCGCTGGGCCGAAATCCTCCGCGCCGATTTCCGCAGCAACGTATTCCCAAGTTCCGTTGATGAACTGGTATTTGCCAGCCGCAGTTGAGCTTTGCCCGGCGTTGGGGCCGGAGGCGATTGTTGCTGGCTGGTTCGGGTGCTTCGAGAAGTCCGTGAACTCCCGGCGTCCGTTAGGTGAATACATGATGTTGTAGTCGCCGCCGGACTCGACCCCGGCAATCGCATTCCCGAGTTTGTTGGCGACAGCGGGCATCCCACCGGCAGTGCTGCCACCGCGGCTTTGCACCGGAGCAACAAATTCGTCCGTGGCGCGTGTGAGGAACTCCAGTTCCTGCAGCTGCTTTCGGGCCGCGGTTCGTAGTGCGTCAGTCTCTGCTTGCGGCAGCGGACTAGCGGCTAAGTATTCGTCGATCACCTGATCGTAGTCGGCCGCAGTCTTTTCCCCCGTAAAAATCCCGTCCATCATCGAGGTCTGGAGTTCCTGCAGCCCACCGATGTAGGCTTTGCCTTCCATGCCGAGGCGCTTGCCGAAGGCCGTGGATTGTTCCGACTGCTTGTAAGTCTCGAACGCAGGCAGCATTTGGTTCTGCATATGTTCCGGCAGGCCCGCAATGTAGCCGCCGAATTTGTTCTGAAACCCTTCGGCGAGTTTTTGCTCGAGGTCGGAGCCGTCCGCGGCCGCAGCGGTTTCAATCTCAACAGCCTCGCGAGTCCACTCGCCTTGCAGCCGGTTGAACTCAACGAGCGACTTTGCCTTCTCGAGGTTCTGTGCGCGGGACCGGAACTTCTCTTGCAGGTTTTGTTCGGCCTCACCGAATTGCAGCAGGCTTTCGCTTTGCTCAGCCTTGACGTTTGAGAGGCGGAGAAGGCTGTCGCCCAGCCCGCCGAGGGCGGAGGGTTTCTGCGCTGGGCTGAAAGGCTGCTGTGCGACGCGCTGAGATTGAACCGAACCGATAGTCGCCATCAGGCTTGCTCCCACTGTGCTTGCGAGTTAGTATTGCGCGACTTCACCTTCCGCACGAGGTTCGCGCCGGAGATCATGCTCGACTTGATGTCGATTGCGCCCATGACAGCGGGGAGAAGAAGGCTCTGTTTTTGCGAGAGCGCCTCGGCCTTCTGCGTCTGGAAGTTCTGCGCGGTGTCGATCGAGCTTTGCCGGATGCGTTCGGCGTCCCGGCGAGCGAGGACTCGGTTCCGAGCGTTGATGCGCTTGAAGGTCGGGGAGGCCAGCGAGAAGCCGGACGATGCTTGTTCCGCGGTCTGCTGAGCGATCTGTGCCGCAGCCGCCTCGTCTTGGTCCTTCTGCGCAGTCTGGCCCTCTTGGATTGCCGTGTTAGAGTTCTTCTGCGCTGTCGCTGCGGCCTGCGTTGCGACCTTGTTCTGATAGGAGATTTGGGCCAGCCCCGCGACGGTTGAGGCGATGGTGCCGACCGTTCCCCAAATGCTGGCGGCAGATGCAGCCGATGCAGCGGTGGCCCCGGCGGCAGCCCCTGCCCCACCCAACGACGCTAAGACTGGTGCAATGAAGGCCATCAGCTTTCCCTTTTCAACAGGTAGACTTCGTCTATTGTTTCAGTGATCTTGAAGCCGAAAGCCTCGGCGAAGCGCAGCGCAACTGGGTCGTTGACGAACACGTTGCAGATTGCAGTGGTGCCGTCGACGAGTTCGCCGAAGTGGGATTTCATCCAGCGGAGTTCCGAGCGCGTCAACGCTCCGAGAAGCTCGAACTGGATCAGCACGGACTTCGAGAGAAGCGATAGCAGCGACATGTGGATGAGGCACTTGTCGCCCAGCCGGACTTCGTATTTGTTCGCCGCAACTTCCTGCACGTCAATCATCATCGTCGCCAATCTCCACATCTGCGATGAGAGAGAGGATCGAAGAGACCGAAGGCCCACGCTTCTCGAACCGGATTGTGTCGTCGAGGCTCCAGTCTGCACGGGCGGTCAGCTTTCTGATGCCGTTCTGGAAGCGGGTCGGAGCGCGAGCAGCCTCGTCGGTGCGCTCCTTCACCGGATACTGAATGTCGTTGACGCCGTAGTAGAGCCCCCGGGTGTCCTCGATCCGGATTGACAGGCCGACGATGCGTTTTGCGCGGTCCTCGATGATGCCATCGGAAACAGAAAGCGGCAGGGCTTCCGCAAAACCGTCGAAGCCGAGGCCAATGAGGATGTGCGATGCGGGCTGATCGAGGTTGACGACACCCCCGGCCGAGACTTCTGCGGTTCCGAAGTCCGAGCCGTCCGCGAAGATTTCGACGGTTTGTCCGGCGAGATGAGAGAGGCCGCTGACGCTCGAGACAACCGGGTCGAGGCTCCATTCCCCCTCGACGAAGAGCGGGTAGTCGTCGGTTTGGAACTCGCGCGCCGTGATCGGCATGTCGAACTCAACGGTTACTTGAGTGGACGAGGTATAGGCTGTGACCTCACCTCGTCCACCCCCTGCACGAACATGAGCCCCTACGTCGGTCGGAGAAAAAACCGCCGCTGATGCTGTGCAGGTATGCTGGTAGGCGGAGACCAAAGTGACAGTAAGGTCTGCCGCCGGGTATGTTTTTTCAGTCCGCAAGCCGCTGTCAACCGACCACACGTCCTCGGGGGTGGCGTATTGCCGGACCTGCAGCCGCTCGAAGAAAATACCATTTTCTCGCTCAACGCCGATGTAAACGCGGTCAACGCCGTCCTCGCGCAGGACTTCCAGCGCCTTTACTTTGCCGAGGGTGTCGTGGGGCATCCAAGCGTAGACGTTCTGCTCGCTCAGGTAGGTCATCGAGAGAAGGCGGCCGCGCCGGGTTGCAGCCCACACAACTCGGTAGGGTTCGCGAGCAAAGGCCCATGCGATGATTGGGTCGTCCGCTGTGAAGAGGTGGCCCGCGAAAGTCGTCAGATCAACGTCGACATAGTAGTTCGGGAGGTTCGAAGGACGTAGAGCCCAAACCCCGGTTCCTTCGGCGAGGGCGAAAAGGATGTCACGGTTGACGAGGAGCGGAGCAACTTGCCCGACGCCATTCTCAGTTCGCAGGGTTGCACGATAGTCTCCTTCGACGAGGGAGACTTGCCAGATCGACTGATCCGTGAAAACGAAGATGCTGTCATTGACGATTTCCCCGTAGCGGATTGGAGTGACTTCGCCGCTGTCGATGTCGAGGATGATCGGGTCGGTCGCGGTCGGGAAGGTGCCTTGGTTGAAGTTCAGCAGATCGCCCTCGAGCCGGGATGACGAGAGCCGCATGGGGAAGTTGTTGGAGCCCATGAGCCAGAGGCGCTGGTTGTAGACGACGGAGGCTGAAGGGTAGGTTCCATCCGCCGCACCGAGCTCGGCGGTGGCAGTTGCACCGCCAGCGCTGAAGCTGACGACCGGGGCTGTGTAGCCGCTGCCGTGGTTCAGAATAACAACGCCGACGATTGCGCCGGACTGGACGAGGGGAAAGCCGACAAAACCAGTGCCGTCCGGATCAGCGATGCTCACCGTCGCGGTTCCCATCACATAGGCCGCGCCGCCCGCTGTGACCTCAATGTGCTCAATCCGGCCCGGTGCGAATGGGTCGTTGAAGAGCGGTGGGTTCTGTGTGAAGTCTGGAATGATGTTGTTGTCGACAAACCTCGGCGTTGTCGTCTTGCCGATGTAGCCAAGTTCCTGCCCTGCAGTGAACGCAGCAGGGAAAACGATCGAGCGATAGACCTTGTAGTAGCGAGCGCCGACAACTGGGTTCCAGGTAAAGGTGACGCTTCCGGCCGTGGTGGTGTAGTTGACGATTGAGCTGAGCGAGCTGACATTTGCCTGTGTGGACTCTTTTCCGTCCTCGCCAACTGCGGTGACTGTCCAGAGGATTGAGGCCGCAGCAGCGGCGGAAGCGGAAGCAGCAAGGCCGGTCGGGCTCGCTATCGCAGTGTCCCCGATCGGGGCGTCTCCGAGGGTCCAGTTCGTCGAGGCAATCCTCGTAAGAAGCTGGGGGGCGTAGTCGGGGTGCGTGATGAGGACTTCGTTCCGGCGCTGTTGAAAGACGAGTTCTTGCAGGTCCGCCGCGGTGAAAGGAGTGGCGACTGTGTAGACGCGGTAAGCCTCAGTCGCGGCCGGAAGTGCTACCGGGTTCCCGTCGAAGTCGGTCGAGGTAAAGCTGTTGGCGGCCGGGGCACTCACGAGAACGAGGGTTGATCCGACTAGAACGAGGTCGCCCGCGCTGTAGCCGTGCGCGGTGATGTTGACGGTGGTGCCGACGATCGAGGTGACAACCTTGACGGCCTCAAGTACATAGGCGTTGTTCTGTGCGAAGCGAAGTTTGCCCGCTGTGAAGATCATCAGGAAGGTGTTGGCGAGTCGGTTGTTGAAGCGGAAGCGTTTGAAGAGGAGACCATCGGTTGCGCCGGGGATACGGTCGCCGAACTCCGAGCCCGGCCGGGAGACAATCCCGCCGCGGTAGTCGACGAAGAAGTTGAGGGCGTCCCGGAGTCCGAGGGAGTATTTCTCAAGGTCCGCTCGACCGTGGATCGAGGGCGAAAAGACACCACCGGAAAAGGAGAACTGGATCAGCTTAGTTGGCATAGCTGAAGAGCTCCCCCGTTGGGTAGAGATAAGTTGTCATAGAGTTGGGGCCGTAACCGCGGGCTCGGAGCCACGGTGGGGCGGCCTTGATCTCAGCCCCGCCATCATTCGCCGCCGCGGCCTGTGCGGTCATGAGGGCATTGTTGGCGAGCTCAAGGTTCTGCCGAGCCAGCGAGTTCTTGCCGGTCAACGGGCCGGTGATGAGGCCGGCGAGTGCGTGCACAGTTGCATCTTCCTGCAGCGGGCTCCACAGCGCTGGATTTTCCTGCAACACCCCGTAGGTGAGGATTGGTTCCTCGGTCGAGGTGGAGATAATCATGCGCGCAAGCCCGGTGCTGTAGGAAAGGGAAAACCGGGAGTAGTCGGAAAGATGCCACGGACGAAGCATCTGGGCGGGAAGTGCGAAGGCCCATTCGTAGCCGACCTCGGGCAGGAGGTTGGTCCACGTCTCTTCCGCTTCCGCAACTTCTGCAAGCCGGGCCTGGGTTTTGCACGAGGGCCACCACACGGCGCTCTGCACTGTCTTTAATACAAAGGGCCAGACCTGAGCAAGAACTTCCTGCTCAGGGCTGAGTTCAGAGAGGGAAGATAGCCGCCCTCGAGCACGGGCCAGCGTCAGTGCTTGGTTCCAAATGTCGAGTTGGGCCATCTTCTTTTCCTCAGGTCGGAGTGTCGCCGGGCTTGATCTGGCTCAGCGCGGTCGGTTTCGACTTTGCCGCCCGTTCAGCGGCCTTGGCCTTTTCCTCGGCCTCGATGCGCTCCTCTTCGGAGACTTCATCAGGCTCGTCCTCCTTCGGCTTCTTGTAGAGAACGGAGCCTTTCGGCTCCATCCCTTCTTCGAAGCTGAGAATTTTTCCTTTGTTGTAGAGCACTGCTCCATCAAAGTATTTCTTCGTCAGCACGTATTTAGGCATCACGGAACTCCTTCAGGGAACGCGCGCCACCGCTCTGCGTCCATTGTGATGAAGGCGTTGACGGTTCCGGCAGTCAGGATCGCAGTTGCGACCGTGGTGACGAGACCGAGATAGCCTTCGTAAGCCAGCGCTCCCTCGGGGATCGGGATGATGATCCGCTTGCCTACGGTGAGTGCGGCAACGGGGATCGGGCCGCTGGTTGCGTGGACCGTCGCCGTGGCAGCGACAGCCGGGGTCTGTGCGTCCGACACGAGGCCGAACGAAACAGTTGCAGCGCCGCCCGAGGTGAAGGCGACTGCGACGGTGACGACGAGGAACAGGTTCCGGCCCGAGTTGGGTTCGTAGCCTGTGTATTCGTGCGGCACCGCAACGCCGCAGACGTTCGCGCCGATAGCAGTATTGACGGCAACGGCGTCTGCGATTTCGAGGTTCTTGTCGATATACATGTGCGGTCCTCCTTAGACCACGCGAGCTTCGTTGACCTGAAGTTGGTCAACGCGGCGCACAGGGGTGTCTTGGAACATCGGCGACCGCAGGCCCCCGACATCGGCGAAAGTCAGCGTCGAGTTCTTCACGAGCGCCGCCATCTGCTGACGCCAGAACGTCCGGATGGTGCGGTCCATGTAGAAGGCCAGGTTGCCGTTCGTGGCGTTCGGCAGGCGCTCCATTGCCTCGAACATCAGATTGGGCAGGTTCGGGCCGGTGGCGGCGTCCGCGGTCAGCAAGCTGCGGTCGATGTTGCAAATGCGGACAACGTAGCGCCAGTCTTTGACGGACAGACCAGCCTTGAGCTGGAAGTGGGTCCGGTAGACTTCCATCAGGCCGTCGGTGCTTTCGGAAGTCACCTGGCCTTTGTCGTTGACCGTGATGCCGGCCTGCGAGCCTTTCGGGATAATCCCGTAGCAGGTTTCGGGCGACCACATGATCAGCCAGATCGAAGCGTTGTCGGAGCCGGTCCCGCCTGCGTCGATGATGTTTTCGGCGTTGGAGGCCGCCAGCGACGAATAGCGCGGGGCGAGGCCCATGAAGCGCTCAGGGTGGATGTCGGTGTTGCCGTAGATCGCCGTTTCTTGGAGGTCCTGGTTCATGGACTCGAGGAACGACTTGGCTTCCGACAGGCGGAACTCGTTGGTGTTGCCGTTGAGGTCGGCGATTTCGCAATCGACTTCCGCGTAGGCTTCCAGCATCCCGCACGAGTCCGTGACGGCCTGACGGCCGGACTTGTCGGGCTGAACGCGGCCGTAGAGTTTCCGCCAAGTAGCGACGGGCAGAGCGATCCGGACGACAGAGCGATGGCCGGTGGGCAGGTTGCCTTCCATGAAGGACATGTCCGCGAGCATCTCGTTCGTCTGGTTCAGGATTTCAATGACCGCTGCTACCTTCCCATCTGGGTCGATAGCGTTGGCCAGGTCGATAAGACCGGGGTAGCGTGCAGGCATTTCTGCGGTTCCTTACGTTTTCGCCGTGAAGATTTTGTCGGCGAGAGATTTGGGTTGAGCCGCCGGGGTTCCGGTGACTGGTTTACCTTCCTGCGGAATAAGTTCTCTCGCTTTCAGCAAAGCCTTCAGGACGTTGACATTGTTGCCGGCACCTGTGATGTCGAGCATATCAACGAGACCCTGGCCCCCGAGCTGGATTGCCATTTCCTTTGCAGCAGCAAGCGACGGGGCGAGCTTGTCTCCAGCGAACATCGGGTCCGCTTTGATTTCGTTCTGCCACGCTTCTTGCGTCTTATCCCAGACCTCCGTTTGGGCGGTCTGAAATTTCGTCACCTCGCTCTGGTAGAGAGTGAGGAGGTTCTTTGCGATTTCCGCCCGCGAGCCGCCGGAGTTGATGGCCTCCATCACAGCGCCTTGCTGCTCGGGGTCGATCACGAACCCCTCGGGCAGGACGCTTGCGAAGGTCTCGTCGGTGATCGCGGCGAGTTCCGCCGGGGGTTCGGGCGGAGGTGCGTTCGGATCGACCGGAGGCTCGCTGGCTGGCGCCTGCCCAAGAAGGGTCTGCGGGTCCGCGGGTGGGGGATCAGCTGGAGCCGGGGTTGCCGACAGGGAGGAAGGATCGACCCCGGCTCCCCCATCACCTACTGCCGCCAAGGTCAGCCGGTGATGAAAATTATACTTGTTCATCTGAGTTCTCCGTTTTCAGTAGGGAAGTTAGCGCAGAGGGGTCTGCGTCGAGGACTTCCGCGAGGATCAGCTGGCCGATGGCCTGCCGGCCGAGGTTGTAGCTGGTGGCCTCGCGGTCGAGAGTGTGGGCGTTCGAGAACACCAAAGTGTGGTCGAACAAGAGCCGCCGAAGGAAGCTGCGGCCAAACCGAGTGGCCAGCAACTGATCCATTTCGAGTTGGATATGGCTTCTTTCTGGCGTGTTCTGTTCCATGATTGGAGCCTACCACCTTTTCCGGCTCTGTGCAATACCCATATCTTATCCTCCAAGTAGTTCTTGGAAGGCATTGCGGCCCCCGCCGATGTCCGTGTCGCCGAGGTTCTTCGCAGCAGATGTAAGCTGCTGGCCGACCTGGGCTGCTTGCTGGGCTTCGAGCATCTGGCGTTCGCCTTCGGCAATCGCGGCAGCCTCTTCGAGCGAGTTGATGCCAGAGGGCGGGACGTTGAGGCGGTTCGCATACTCGCGCATGATGCCGTCCCAGTTGACGACGTTCTTCACGGAAGGAACGAGGGCAACGGTTTGGCCCACGGCTTGCATGAAGCGCTCGATGACGCCCGTTCCTACGGAACGCTGAGCGTCCGAGAGGATCGAAACGTATTGGATTTCAACCTCGATTTCTTCGAAGCCTTCTGGCAGCTCAGGGATTTGCCCCTTCCGCTTCATGATGCCGAAGATGCGAGCCATCACTGGGTCGAGGGCCTCGTTTTCCAGGCGCTCGAGAACCGCGCCCATCAGGACGAGTTTCTCTTCGCGGCGAGCGTCAATTTCGGTCGCGGAGCGAACGGTCTGAAGCTGGGAAATCATCCGGAACAGGTCATTGAAGAAGGCGTCGCGAATGCGTTGCTGGACTTCGCGGATGTCCGCCGTAAGTTCGCCGAGGTTCAAGTTGGTCTGGAATGCAGCCTTGGCCCCGACCTGGGAGTAGGACGGAACGTAGATGCGAGCACCGGGCTGAGTTCCGCCGCCCTTGTTGCGAAGCGCGGCGTCGAGGACCATCGGCGGATTGGTCATCATGTCGATGCCCTCGGCCTTGCGGACGGTCTCGTGCTGGAGTTGGATGATGTCCGGCAGAGCGTCCATTCCGGGCGAGAGGCCGTAGGTGTCGTTGCCGACAACCTCCCACCGGGGGAAGCAACCGGGCTTCTCGTTGTAGATGGCGCGCTGGAGAATTTGGTTCTTCGGGTTCTGCCCGAGTTCCCAGTAGAACTCGCGGTAGGCTGTGCCGCCCTTGATGAACCGGCCGTCCTCGCGGTTCGGCTCGATCAGGTGTCCGACGCGGATGCCGTGGTAGAGCTCGGCGCCGCCCTTCTTGTATTTTTCCTGCGTGTGGTAGGTGCAGTTTTCGAGGCCGAACTGCTGCACGACCTGCTCGACGGTCAAGACTTCGAGCCGGGAGATTGTCGAGACATGCCGACGAGCGTCCTGTGCGAGCCGGAACTCGCCAACCGGGAGGTTGTAGCAGCGGATAACATCGTCGAAGTCCTCGTAGACGAGCATTCCGGCGGTCCCGAACACGCAGAGGTCGAGGAGGAGCCCGGCCATGCTGTTGTAGAAGTTGGACTCGGCGAGGATGATGAACATCCGGCGGCGGACCTCTTCGATCCAGCGCTGGAGTTCGATCGGAGTTTGGCCCTCGGCGAAGAACTGCCGGAAGCGGAGGTTGAACCAAGGCCGGGCCGGGCTGGTTACTCCGTTGAGCATCCCGGCGGCGAGGTCGCGAGCAGCTTTCGTTCCTGTCGAGTCGAGGATCAGCTTGTTCCGGTTCGAAGTGATGTTGGCGCGGATGCGGGTTTGGCTGATGCCCGAGGTCTCGTTGAGCCAGCTGTAGCGCATCGGAAGTATGAAGTCGGCGAGGTCTTTGTGGAAAGACTTCCACGGTTGATAGTCGTCCTCCATGCGGGCGAGAACCGCAGTAAGGGACTGTAGCTCTTTCTGCGGCATCGTAAGCATCAGGCGGCACCTCCGATGAGGGTTTTCTTTTTCGTCGATGCGACGGACTGCATTGCCCCGCCGCCGACAGCGGAGTTGAAGCCGAGCATGGACTGGGATGAACTCGTTCCGCCGCCCGAACCAGAAGGTTGCTGGGGGGTGAAGGCGGGCGGGATCACCTTCGGGATTTTAGGCCCTTTCATAGATCGACTCCTTGCTGTATGGGTCATAGGGTTTCGAGGTCGGCTGGAAGCGGCCCTCGTTCTTCTGGATCGGCATGGCGAAGGTGAGGGCGAGGGCGTCTGCGTAGTCGGGGCTGTCAATTCCCCGGCGGCGCATCTCGTCCTTGCTTTCGAGTTTGATCTTGTCCCCGTTCATTTTGTAGCCGGGGGAGGTCAACTCGTCGACGAGGGAGCCAGCGAAGCCGGGGGGTTTGTCGAGGATTGAGAGGCCGGGGAGGGCTTCGCGTAGCAGCCCCCACATCTCGCTGCGTTTGTCAGCGTAGGCAACGCCGCTGTGGAAGCCGTCGGGCTTCGAGCCGAACTGGATGTCGTAGACGTTGAAGCCCAGGTCGATCAGACCGTCGACAACCCCGCCGCCGACTCCGCCGCCGTCGACCATGATTGCGTCAGCGTCGATGGCGTTGGCGAGCGCGGCGACTGTGTGGACGAGCTGGGTGACGGAGTTCTTCTCGAAGAACTTGGGGAGGTGGGAGGAGCAATCGCGGCCTTTGCGGATGGCGATGACTGACCAGTCCTTGCCGTAGCGAGCCACGTCGACGCCGAGGATTACCGCGGCGTGGGACTGGTTCTCGATCACCCGGCCAACCGCGCCGATTGCGAGGTCGCGGCTGATGAAGGACTCGCTGTCGATCGACGGGAACTCGCCGAGGATGCGGACGCGGACGAAGTCGCTGTCGAGGCCGTAGTCGGCGATCCAGCGGGCGATCTGGTCCTTGTCGGTGAAGGGGACCTCGCGGGAGTCGACCTTGAACTGCAGCCAGCGGTGGGCGAACTTGCCGCCCTTGAAGCACTCGCGGAATCGGCCCTTGTTCCTCGTGGGGTTTCCAAAGACGAGCCAGAGGATTTCAGTGTCGCTGTCAGTCAGCGCGCCCTCGGATGTTTCCCAGATCACATCCGGGATGGCGGAAGCCTCGTCGAAGATCAGCAAGATGCGGTTGCCTTGGTTGTGCAGACCGGCGAAGGCTTCGGTGTTTCGCTCCGACCACGGAACGATGTCGATGCGCCACTCGCGGTAGAGGGTTTCGTCGGTCGAGAAGATTGCGGTGGCGGTGCATTTGAAGAGGTGCTTGGCGATGAAGAGCCGGTGCCACTTCGAGATTTCGACCCAGGTCTTGGTGCGAAGCTGGTTCTCGGTGTTGGCTGTGACGACGCCGCGGGTGTTGGCGCGAGTGCTGAAGGCCCACCAGCACAGCATCCCGACGAGAGCCGACTTGCCGACCCCGTGGCCGGAGGTCGTCGCGATCATGATTGCCTGCTCCATCGTGAGCATCTTGTCGCGGATGGCTTTCAGCAAGCGGGTCTGCCAGCCGTTCGGGCCGGGGAACTTCTCGAGTTCCGTCCCCGGTTCGCCCCAGGGGAAAGCCCACATGACGAAACCGTATGGGTCGCTGGCGTAGGAGCCGAGCTCGTCGATGAGTTCTTCGTCGAGGTTCATCAGATATTCTTCTGCTTCATGAAGCGTTTCATGTCGCCGAGCTTCTGCGGATCGACGAGGCCATTCTTTCGGTCCTTGTCCATCGACATCATCTTTGTCTCGTAGGCGCTGACGGTCCGGGCCGAGGTCGAGTTGCCGTCGCCCGGCCGGATGCGCTTCGCTCCTTCAGCCGAAAGAGAGGGCGCACCGGGTTTCATGCCGGGGACCTCGGGGAGCCGGTAGATGCGATCTGCGAGGGACTTCTTCTTTTCGTCAGCCAATTTTCGCCTCCGGGATATGGGACAAGTCTCGTCCGCTCACCGCGTCGTCCGGTGGGGTTACATCCGTCATTGCTGCGCGAGCGCGCGCCCGGGCCGCGGCCAGCCTGTCGCCGAGGTTTACCTGCACGTTGACCGAGGTCGTCTGCGGGCCGAAGCCGGTGCGGTCGGCGAGGGTCTTGACGAGTTCCAGCAACGTCCCGTTGGTGAACTTCTCGGGTTCGGTCTCGAGCCGGGTCTGGAGTTCGTTGATGGCGTCCTTGCCGAGCCCCGACATGCGGCCCGCGAACTCGGCGAACTCGAGGTCCTTCTGCTCGCGGTAGAGGTCCATCAGTTCTTGGAAGGCCGGGCTCTTCTTGATCGACGAGACCCAGGCCTGTTCGTAGCCGACGAGTGCCGCCGCTTCGCCATCCCGCAGGCCCGAGGCCAGCATCCGCGCGAGTGCATGGTGCCGCTCGGTCATCCGCTTGACGGCGATCGGTTCGGTTCCGCGGGGGAGGTTGGCAATGGCGTGAAGGTCGGCCCCTGTGAGCTCACGAACAAACGTCGCGTCGACAGGGCCGGGGCGTCGGCCGGGTTTCGCCATCGCGGTGAGGTCTATTCCGAGGTCCATATGGCTTTCCCCTTTCTGCCTCCACTATAGCACAGGCGGCGGGGGTATGGCAAGCGGCTCGTGATCGGGTGCCATATCACCCTCGTAAGAGGAAGGAGAAAAGAGCCATATGTGTTTTTGGGGCTAAAAATTTGGAGAAGGTGGTGGGTAGGGGGGAGGGGGGGTGGTGGACCGGCGAACCCCCCGGCGGGTGGGGTCCGAAACTCGAGGGGGTGGGGGTGCGGGGCGAGGCAGAAGCTTGAAACATAATGTGATCGGTCCGGGGTAAACTCTTTTGAAACATCGGACTCGTGCCTTAATTTTGCCACAATTGGAGTGCTTATACGAAGTGCGACCAACACAACCAACGGAGACAGAACATGACCAAGCAAGACCGCGCAGCCTTCGACTTCCTACTTACCCAGATTGACCACTATCGCCGCATGGCCATTGTCCAGTGCCTCAATTACGGATTGACCAGCAAGCGCGCTGAGCTTGCCAAGCTTCGCGCCGAGTTTGGCATCACGGGATAATATCGGACTTCTGCCCCGTGCGGGCAGAAGCGCGATGCAATCCCGCATCATATGGAGACTGACCAAATGTTGAAAATCGAAATCACCCTTCCCGCTTCCTTCGCCGTCGCTTCCCGTGATCGTGA